TCAATGTGCTGGCCCGCTAGGTTGCTCTCTACCCACCCCCACTGCCCCTAGCGGGTTCAGCCTTATTTTTATGATATAATCAAACATTATGGCAAACTGTGGATGCTCAAACGACATTGAAAAATACGGCGCAAATCCTGTAAATATACAGTGGCGGATTGTCCGTGGAGATACCGCTAAACTAACTGTAGACTTTTTAGAACTTGATGAGACTACCGCTTTTGATACCTCTGACTGGACCTATGCGGCGACGGTTTACGATCCCCTAGGTAATGTACTAGATGCCCTTGAAGTAGAGGCTACAACTGGATCTGTTGTCATTACAGCACCATGTGCTACAACAGAGCGTTGGGGTGCAGGATATAAAACAGTAGTTGCAGAATTATCATTTGATCTATCAATATCAATTGGAAACAACATGTCAAACCCTATGATTTGGACACCAATTATTGGTACAATTAGTGTATTGGGTGATGTAACTCCAGGAGGAAGTCTATGACAGTTTTGCTACCGCCAGTTATCAAGATTAGCGATGCTAACAGTTTACTTCCACCTATTATAAAAGTAAACGATGAAGTATTTAAGGTGGAAGCATAATGGCATTTCCAGGAACATATAATTTTAATTACTATAGAGGTGATACGAATCAGTTCGTAATAAATCCAAAGACTTCTAATGGTGGAGCGTTTGATTTAACTGGATATACAGCAGCATACACAATAGCCACAGCACGAGGTTCAGGCGCTACTCAATATGTAGCAAATGCAGTAGTAAATACAACTACAGATATAGTAACCTGCACTATTGAGCCATCTGTAGGAAGTTCACTCAATGCTGGAACATATGTTTACGACGTAGAAATTGATAATGGACTGCAAGTATATACACTTCTTACTGGAAGCATAACAGTGACAGAAGATATTACTGGTGCGTAATGGTTGATGTACTTTTAAATACTCAAGATTTAACTGTTTTTGGACCACCTGATGTAGTTGAACTACAACTTGATATTGGAGCGCAGGGTACAAGAGGAAGTAAATTTTTTGTTGGTGCAGGAGATCCTAACTTACAAACATCTGGAGGAGTGCTTGGTGGACAGACTCTTCAATTAAGTGATTTATATTTAAATGTATCTCCAAGTGCAACATATGGATATATTTATCAGTATGTAGCAGAGCCAGGTGGAAATATATGGGTAGAAGTATTAGACATAGATCCAACAATATATTCGATTAATTATTCTACTACTTTTCAAGATGGTGATGCACAAATAGTTATACCAGTTAGTGATATTGTTACTATTTCAGGTACCCCACTTACTTCAGCAAACTTTAACGTTAAATATAACATTGCCTATCAAAACCCCATAGCATCTTCAATGGAAATACCCGCTCTTTCTAGTGGTAATTTAACTATAAATTTACATGCAGTAGAGTATGACTCTTCATCTTGGGTTCCACTTGGAGACACAGGAACTTATACTTCTGGAGTAGAAGTTACTACTCATTTACAGATAACAATAGTTAATAGTTAATGTGATATAATTTTGAAAGAGGTGACCCAATGGCAGCAGAAAATATAGGCGATTTAATCCCAACAAAAATACCTGGGTATTCAGATGCTGCTGACATTCAGGCTGCACTAAGACTTTATCATTATGGCTCATATTCTTACGATCCAGCAAATACTTCTGCAGCATCTCTTGTTAATCCATCAATAGCCTATACATTAAATGATTTACAAGATCAGATTGATATTATAGGTAGCGGTGGTATTTCTCCAACAGTTCTTACTGCTAAAGGAAGTTTAATATCAGCAACTGCAGCATCTACCCCAGTAGAACTACTGGTTGGTGCAACTACTGGCATGGTTTTAACAATAAATTCATCTACCGCAACTGGCCTAGAGTGGCAAATACCACAAGTTACACTAGCAAACTCTGTAACTCTTTCTAACAAAACTCTTACAGCACCAAAATTTGCAGATCTTGGATTTATTGCCGACGCTAATGGTAACGAAATGATTATTTTTGATACTGTAGCATCTGCAGTAAATGAAATTACTTTAGCAAATGCTGCTGCCTCTGGAACTCCAACAATTACTGCATCTGGTGGAGATACAAATATTTCTATTAACTTGGTACCAAAAGGTTCTGGCACAATTCAGGTTGGTGGTGTAGCAGTAGTAACAACAAGTGGTAGTCAGACATTAACAAACAAAAGTATATCTTTAGGATCAAATACCTTAACAGGTACTATTGCTCAGTTTAATACCGCTCTTACAGATGCTGACTTTGCTACCCTGGCTGGTAGTGAAACCTTATCAAATAAAACATTAACGGCTCCAAAATTTGCAGACCTTGGCTTTATAGCAGATGCCAATGGAAATGAGATGTTGATTTTTGATACTGTGGCATCAGCAGTAAATGAAATTACAATTGCCAATGCAGCAATAGCAGGTACCCCCACAATTAGTGCAACTGGATCAGATACTGACATTTCTCTTAATTTAGTTTCAAAAGGAAGCGGTACAGTAAATATAAATGGAACTAAGGCAGCAACTATAGTAGATATAGAAGAACTAGAGATTTTAACATTGATGGGGGCTATTTTATAATGTGCTATAATATTTATCAAGTAGTAACTAATGGCTACCAAGGAGGTAATTTAAGTGCCTACAACTTCTAAAGTTTTATTTCGTGGAGCAGCATCAACCACGCTAACCACCACTCTCTATACAGTGCCGTCTGCAACAACAACAGTTGCAACAAATATTGCTGTAACTAATACAAGCGCTACTGCTTATACTTTTGATCTATCTCTTGCTGGTATAAAAATTCATCAGGGAACAGCAATTGCAGCAAATACAACTATTTATATTGACTGTAAACAGGTTTTAGTAGCAACAAATACAATTCAAGGTGGAGCCAGCAATACTGCTGTTAACTTTCACATTAGCGGAGTGGAGATTTCGTAATGGGAGTCGCACAAGTACCCGCAGCATCTGGAGCATCTTTTCAGGCTATTCAGCCATCATTGAAACATACAGTTACATCTAGTCAAAATATTACAGTTCCGTCTGGAACAGCAGTTCTTTATGCTGTAGTTATGGGCGGTGGCGGTGGTGGCGGTAGTGGTACCTATAATGGTTCTAATAGTACTGGCGCTGGTGGCGGTGGCTCTGGCTATGTTGCATTTGGCTTATGTTCAACTAATAATAATACAACAGTTCCAGTTACAGTAGGAGCAGGTGGCGGTGGTGCTGGCGGAGTAACTGCAAACGCTGGCAATGTAACTTTCTTTGGCTCAACTGGCGCAACTGGAGGAGGAAGCAATTTTCTCGGTGTAAATGGTTCTGGTGGTCTTGGTGGCACTCAAAACGGTACTGGCGGTGCTGGAGGATCTGGTGGTGGAGGACAGCAAAGTGCTGGAGGTAACACAGGCAGTTCTGGTGGCGGTAGTGGTGGTACAGGTTCTCTTAATGGACTAGCAGTTGGCGGTGGCGGTGGTGGCGGTACTGCTCAAGGAACTGGTGCTACCACTGGAAATACTAATGCTGGTGGTTCTGGTGGAACTGGTGGTGGCAATGGAGGTGCTGGTGCACTTTCACAAAATGCAGCAGCAACTGGTGGTTCTGGAAACTCTGGTAGTACTGGCGGTGGCGGTGGTGGCGGTGGCGGTGTTGCTAGCGTATACAACTTAACAAGATATCTAACTTCAATTACTTACGGTGGAACTACTGGCAATGGCGGCAATGGCGGCAATGGCGTTGTTTACATATATTATTAAGATAGGACTCTAATATGAAAAAATATGCATTAGTATCAAGAAACAATAATCTTATTGAGAACATAGTCATTTGTGAATCTAAAGAACTTGCAGAGGAAATGTTTGGTAGTTGGAATGTTGTTGAAGTACCTGAACTAGATGATATAACTGGCATTGATCCTAAAGTATACTTACCACGTATTGGTTTAAAATACACTATCGAAGAAGGATTTGAACAACCAGTAGTAATTACTGAAGAAGTTATAACTGAAGAACCACCAACAGACTTATAATATAAATAGGGGTAGATATGTGGGCATTAGTAAATAAAAATAACTATGTAATTGATTGTATTATTGGTGTTTCATTTGAAGAAGCAAAAAACCATGAAGTTAATGATAGATTTTTAGTAGAAATGACAGAAGAAAACTCTCCAGCATATCTTGGTTCTTATTATGATGGAGAAAAATTTTATAAGCCTTTAAATTCTGAAAAAGTTGAAAAAAATTATACAGAGCAGGTATTTTTACAACATGGATTATCTAGATAAAAATATAAACACATGGTCAGAAAATCTTCTAAAATATAAAGGATTTCCAAGACCATTTTATTATACTAATGAAAAACATCATTTTAAAAATAATGAAAGATGGTTAGCGAAAAAGGTACCATTACCATATCAGTCAATGCCTGGAGACGAAGTTTTTGCAATAAAACTTAATATACAGAATGAAAAAGAAGTTGTAGATAAAAATCTTTGCCCATATTGTGGAGTAGCAATAAAAAATGAAGAAATGTCTACAAGATGGTTAATAGAAAAAGAAAAAGATAGTTTTAATGAAGAAAGAGATTTAGTACCATCGGATTTTCATCCATTTCACACACACTGCATGAAAGAAGCAAGAGTCTATTGTCCTTTTATGAAAACTTTAAAAAATGAAGATTTTGAAGAAACGCTGTATGATATAAATATTAAAAAAACAAAAAACTATATGGAAAAATATTTTTCAATAAAATGGAAAGATAAGCATCGTCCATATTAATAATAAAAATATCCCCCTGTATAAAATAATACAAGGGGATACTTTATTTATTGATTAGGAAATTTATCTAGCCATTTGTATATAGCACCCTTATTATAGGATGACCACGAACTCCAATTAGTACCACCCTTTGTCATGTGGTATGTAATTTGAGCATTCGTAACTGGGCTAAATAACTCAGCATTTAGACTAAGATCAAACTTATCTCGTCTGTCTGGACCTAAAGTGCCAAGCATATTAATCTGAAAGATTCCATATGAGGAGTCTCCAGTATTGGTGTTTCCATTAAAAGCAAATGGACGACCATTGGATTCGGCCTTAGCAACTGCCCAAGCAGTTTTTAAAGCCTTTCCTTTGAACCCTACTGCCTTAAGTAATTCAACCAACTGGCTGTCAGTTAAACTGTGAGCGTTTTCATACTTAGTAAGTATTTTTTCATTTTTATCCTCAGAAAGCAGAAAAGCCACCTCTGGGGTGGCAATAACAACTGTCTCCTGTTTAGATAAATTATTACTAGCAGCATGAGATGGTATAGCCCCAAAAAGGTGGCTAAACAAAATCACACTACTAATTACCCCTACCAGCATTTTATTGTTTCTCAAGTTTTTCCTCCTAAAATGCATATGACACCATAAACGGTGTCATACACCTAGTATAACATAAATATTCCTTAGAAGTCAACTTGATGAAGTGCTATAATATAATAACTATGTCATCTGGCTCAACTCCTATATATGATTTACCTTATCCAGTATTGTCTGATCCTGTTAATGTATCGGGAGATATACAGTCATTAGCGGAGCAATTAGAATTAGTTTTACCAACAATTGGTCTTCCTTATCATACAGTTGAAATTACAAATAATAGTGGTGTAACAATAAACAAAGCAGACCCAGTTTATATTTCTGGTTATAATTCAACAACGGGTAAATCAAGAGTTACAAAATCACAAGCAGGTGATATTTCTACATTTCCAATACTAGGATTAGCACAAACATCAATTGGAAATAATAGTGATGGAGTTATTGTAATATCTGGAGTTTTTACTGGAGTTAATACTTCTTCGTATACTGCTGGAGACAGGCTTTATGTAGGATCTTCTGGGGGGCTAACTTCTACTCAGCCAATTACTGCTACAACTAATTCTGGAGTTATTGGAGTTGTTGCAAAATCAGACTCAGTAAGTGGAATTATAATTGTAGGAGCCACAAAAGGCAACGGTACTTGGGGATCAATGAAAGCAGGATTATCATAATGGCACAATACAGAAATCAATCACCAATTGCTATAGGCTCTGAGCCACCACAATCTGTTTGGACAATTGTTAGAGGAGATACAGCCTCATTTAAAATGTATGTTCAAGATGATGCAGGCGATCCATTACAAATATCTGATTGGAATATTACAATGGATTTTTATCGTCCTTCTACCACTAGTGTTGTTTTAACAGTTACCCCAGAAGCAGATGAAGATGACGGTCCAGGAGAATTTACAGTCTATTTAGAACATGATGAAACAGAAATTCTTGAAACAAATGATGAGTTTGATATTCAAATGGCTACAACTGGAAATGCAATAGTTTGGACAGTTTTGCAGGGTGTAGTGAAAATGATTGAAGATATCACAGACTGATGGCTATGTCAACTGTCATACCTACTGACAGCAAAAGAGTCATTGAGGTAGTTCAAACCTGTAAGTCTAGAAAAGCAATCGTTATTTCTGATTTGCCTTTTTATATTAGAATTACTAATATCATGGTTCCTTCTTATTCCCCACAAAATGTACCGCCGATTGGTCTTGCTATTGTTGGTATTAACAACTACATTTTATGATATAATCCTAATATGGCCATCCTACCCATAAATCAACTAAAAGCAAAATTTGAAACAGGCGACAGACCCACTGGCCAAGATTATTCAGATTTAATAGACACTACTTCTTATCGTGCTGATGTTTTGGGCGGGGATGGAAATAATTCTGTAACAATTAACGGTATAGAATCAGCAACAGTATTTGACACTATAGATACCTCTATATGGAGAACAATTAAATATCTTATTCAACTATCGCATGGATCAAGTAGTGCTTATAGAAGCACAGAAATAAATCTGGTTTTTGATGGTACTAATCAAAATATTACAGAATTTGCTAGTGTTGCTAATACACTGGACAATGTAGGAAATATAAGTGCTAGTTTAAATTCTGGTACAATTAGCATGACAGTGACACCAACACTAACGCCCATGACCATACGGTTTTACCGAACTGGACTCAAGGCATAGACCCACGAGGAGATAAATAATGGCTACAGTCGACAAAGCCTTTCGCATTAAGAACGGTCTGGTAGTAGAAGGATCATCTGCTACAGTTAATGGCTCAAATGTTCTTACAGAGGCAAGCACAGAATTCCTTCAAGATACAACAGGAGCAATGTTTACAAATGGTACCTATACAGGTATTACATTTTCATACAACGATTCAACAGGTGTAATTGATGCTGCAGTATCAGCAACACCTACATTTGCAGATAGAATTATCTTTGAAGGAAATACACCAGATGATTTTGAGTTAACACTTCTTGCACCAGAACCAGCAGCAGACGTTACTGTAACTCTTCCAAATGCAACAGA